ACGAAGAAATAGCCTAATGAGGTGGAACGGTTCCAGAATTGGTGCACACCAAGAACCCACTAAGGGGCAAAATAGAGGGTTGTATGATCTAAGGAGCATGAGTTTGTACCACAAGGATGATAAGTGGGCTAATCCAATTCCAGGAACATGGAGTCCCGAGGACATCACAACCAAAGCCTGGTACGATGCAACAAGTGGCGTCCAAGTAAGCGGAACTGATATAACACAATGGGACGACCTAAGCGGAAATGGAAACCACCTCACCCCTAAAAATAATGGAAGCACGAATAACCACACCTTAGTATCTGCAGGACTTAATAACCTAGATGTAGTTAGACACGATACGGACGATTATTACTCAGAACCCATTGGTTCTATGTCAGGAGATATAACCTTTGCCATGCTTTGTAAGGTAAACAGTGCTGGATTGGCAGGTCAGGACGCCATATTTTCCATGTCAGGAACAGCTCCAAGTTTCCAGCTACAAGCAGGTGTAAATAGTCAATTTCGGGCACATTTGACAGGCAGCAGCACTGGCCTAGGTTCTGATACTTCTAATACTACAAATTATGCTGATGCTTGGCATATATTTTTACTTAAATTAGACCTCACTAATACAGTTGGAAAAGTATTCGTAGACGGTTCTCAATCAGGATCGAACGTTAGTTTTACTACCTCCCTTGGTGCACACGCTTTAAGGATATGGGCAAATAGAGCTAATAGCTTTCAACCATCAGGCGACATAGCGGAGTTTGTTGTTGTCCAGGATAGCTCCACCTCTACTCAGGAAAAGATAGAGGGTTACCTCGCCCACAAGTGGGGGTTAGCAGCAAATCTCCCATCAAATCACACTTATAAATCTTCTGCACCTACTACTGGATCGGTTCCAACGGCTCCGTCTTTAGTAACTGCTACCATACCTGTATCATACCCATACCAAAGTTTTGTATGGTCAACAACTTCCACAGGACCAAATAATGAGGTTCTGGACGGCACCTGGACTTTAGACACTAATCCTCCAATAGGCACCTGGGGGTATTCAAACAGTTCTCAATCTCAGTATGGTACTATAATGTTAGACAGTTGGGGGGCCCAATGGGGATATTACAATATGTATGGTAGCGGTTTATCTGCTGCACCTGATGTTTTAATTACCAACTCCGCTGTTATAACTGATCTAACTACTGCTCGGACAAATCTGGGGGACAGCATCTCTAATGTAGTAACATAAAATTAATACAACCGGTCAGACTTTAGCTTTTGGTCGTGTTACTCTAATAGAGTAACCATTAACCAATTATTATCATGGCAACTGTACAAGTATCTTTTCAAGACGACTCCACTAACGAGGATTTATTCCGAGTTTATCGAAGCGCTGCTGGCCAAAGTCCAACAGGCGGAAATAGCGAGCTGCTAGCAACTATTACATATAATACCGGGACTTCTGTCTGGGATTATACTAGAGAAGTGATTGACACAGCTCAATCAAACGACGGTGTGTTGACTGCCCCAACTACTGGAGCAGCTCCAAGCACATCTGGAAACACATTTACCCTCAGATATTCTGAATCCAACACTGGTGATTTCATATATCGGGTGTATGCAAGTAACGCTATAGGTGATTCTGCTCCAGCAGATAGCGCCGCTATAACTTTAACTTAATCTTAATAGTGACGGACCTCTTAGTAATGGGGGTTTCGTCTGCTATGGGCTATATCTTTAGATTTATGGCGGAAGCCCGTAAGTCTAAGGACGATGCCTTTAAAAGGTTGATTGGAACCCAAGAAGCTTCCTCTAAAAGCGCAGACTCTGCGGCTCAAAGAGGAGGTGTGTGGGTTAGGCGATTTTTGGTTGTTAGTGTTGTTCTAGCAGTTATTGGATTCCCATTCATTGCTGCGTTTGTCCAAGTCCCCACTTTCGTTGAAGTTAATGAACGGACGCGAGAGTGGGTCTTTGGATTAATTGGAGGACGAGACCAAATAGCGTACCATGAAATCAATGGTTATCTTTTAGTTAAAGAAAACAGAACAGTGTTGTTAGCATTATCTTCTTTTTATTTCGGTCAGGCAGCAGGCAAATGAGTGAGTACGCAATTATAGATGTTTTATTAGGAATAGTTTTGGGATTGTTTGGTTTCATTATGAAATACATGACCGGACGTATAAGGGACAATGAAGTGAAGATAGACAATTTAAGAGTAGACCTTGCTAAGCAGGGTCAGGAGAATCAGGAGCTCTATTCAAACGTTAAACGAATAGATGCTAATTTATCTGAGATTTTTAAGAAACTAGATGAATTAATCATAACCGTACGAAGTAACAATTTAAAATAATGCCTTTTAGACGAGATTGGAAGTATCAGGACGTTAACCGCAAAGGAGGTACGGGCGGGTTAGGGTATGCTGGTTCTGGAGCATTAAGTTTTGCGAGGCTTCCCACTAATGGGATTCCCGAAGAATGGTACGGCTCTCCAAAAGGAGCAAGCCCTCTTTATACACAAGCAAATAGAGATGCGTCTAAAAAGTTCTTTGACAACGCAAGAGCTCGCTATGCTGAACGAGAGGCTGAAGAGCGGGAAAGGATGGAGCTTTATGAGGCTGAGGAAATGAGGCTTCAAAGATTAAGAGAGAGAATGCCAAATAGAAGCTATTACAACCCGTTTAGGGATTCAAAATATAGGAGGACTTATTAATATGTATCAAACACTATCAAAAGAAGGTCAGGACTATCAAAAGTTAAACCACTATAAAAATAAGGACAACTCCATGAGAGCGCAGTGGGATAGGCAAAACAGAACGTCAAACTCCTACGGTCCTCGGCAATCTCAGATGGGGGATGGTGGTTCAATTAACGCATACCAACGCCAAAAACCGTTAGGTAACACTTTAAGCTTTGGGTCTCTAGGGGGCGGAAGGTATTCAAACCACAATGTGCAAAACAATAATCTATATGCCGAGAGATACGGTAAAAACTTACGGAGTTTAGGCCGCAGCAATGCGAATTGGTCAGATTCTTTCAAGCAAAGCCCTGCTTTACAGCAAATGTACCATAACGCTAACGCTATGTTACGAGACGGTATTCAAGACGGAGAGCGCGATCGGCTTGACAGTATATGGCGCGATATCTCTGGAACCGGTGGCGGAAGTTTTGGGGGCAGTCAGCGAAAAGGGCTTAGTTTAGACAATTTATTCTGATGAGCTGGATCGGTAACTATTTTCCAAATAGCTCGACTGCAAAGGGCTATAAACAATACCTTCAGCAGGGGGCTCAAGGAGCAAATACCCGCGCCCATCGAATGCAGTCTTCTGATAATCTAAAAAATGCTAATACTAACTATCGGCAGGAGATGGATAATAGACAGCAGTATGATTTAGACATGGAGAACTGGCGACACGACCCTGAATATTTATGGACAAAAATAAACCCTGAACTAGTGCAGCGTGGTTTTATGCCGCGTCGTAGTGGGGGAGCTAATCATTTATCATTTAACAACCCTTATTAATTATGAGTACTTGTGTATCACCTTCTAAAAAATGTGCCTTTCCTAAAAAATGTCCAACTATGAACGGAGGAAAAGGAGGCTGTATAATGGCAGTCAAAGGAAAAAGTAAACCAGGACAAGTAACAGGTAAAAGTGGTGGCTACTAAAAGAAAGCCAAGTAAGCGGATTCCAAAAACCACTAAGGGTAAAGGAGCTAACTACCGCACAGTTAAGGCCGGAGCAGGTATGACTAAAAAAGGGGTGGCCGCATATCGCAAAGCCAACCCTGGTTCTAAACTTAAGACCGCCGTTACTGGTAAAGTCAAAAAAGGCAGTAAAGCAGCAAAACGGCGTAAAGCTTTTTGCTCTCGCTCTAAAAGTTGGAAGGGTGAACGAGGCAAAGCAGCTCGAGCGCGTTGGAAGTGCTAAATAAATACAACCGTTAGATTTTAAATCTTTACCGTGTTATACATAGAGCATGGAAAACGAAACCGGGGTGGTTGATTCCCCCCAACAAACCGAATCGGTTGAGAACGTGTCTACTGACGACCTTCGCAACCTCCTAAGTCAAAGTGCCGAGTCCGAAAACCCGTTAGACGGTTTACAAAACCAGCCAGTTAGTGCTGCGGACATCGAGAGTCAAGACCAGGCTGTACCTGAAAATGACATACAAAGCGCAGAGTCGGAGATCCCTGAAGGGGTTGATGATGAGCGGTTAGCTAAGAGAAGGATCCGTCCCAAAAGTGACCAAGACCAGCAAGTTATCGATTTATATCGTAGCGAAGGTTTTCAGGGAACGTTTGCAGACGCAAGCTCCATTATCTACGGCCAGCCTCAAGCTGCGCAAGCTCCACAACAGGCTGCTGAGGCTCCACCGCCCAGAAACTATGTTAAGGAAGTTAAAGATTATGTCGGACATGTACAAAGTGAGATTGATGAACTAAACTCGAAAGTTTTAGAGGCCGCAGAGAATATGGACACTGCAGAAGCAATTAAACTGCAACAGCAGATAACGAACAAGCAGTTACAGATTCAAAAGGTCGAAACTAAGAGAGATATGTATGTTCAGCGCTCTCGTAGCGCACAAGAACAATCCCGTAGAGCCCGCTCTACGGAGAGCCGCAATGTAGCGGTCTCGGAATTTCCCGAACTAGCTAACGATACATCAATGTATCGTAAGGAGTTCGATCATTTCGTAGATTTAGCACAAAGCGACCCAGACTACGCTCCAATATTTCAGTCCTCTAGATGGCCTGAGTTAATGGCGAGAGAGTTCGGCACAATGAAGGGACAACTTCCAGCACAGGCACAGCCTGTCGTTCAAGAAGCCCAACAATCGAGCCCTCCACCAAATACTCAGCAAGCTAGAATGTTGACATCTGGAGCCACGAGTCAACCGATTAACCCCTCTTCCAGAGGTGTCGGGGATATAACTCAACTGAGCACTCAAGATCTTTACAACTTACTAGGTCAGCCAGATGGGACCCGTCATTTAAGGTAGAGGATTTCCTTAAATTCTTAAATATTATTTAAAATGGCTAAAATCATTCCAAATTCAAATGCCGGCGCAAACCTCGCAGGCACTAACGTTGATTTATTAAACTCAAGTACAGGCGCACCAGCTTCTTACGCTTCTATCGTAGGAAATCAAGGTTCGGCTGAATTACGCACTCAACTCTGGTCCGAACTCGTAAAACGCGACGCTCGGGAAAAAAACGTCCTTAAAGACTTTATCGGAGGAGAAGGTAGCGGCAAACCAATCGTAGAGAAACGCGACCTATCCGCAGGAGGATCTGATAAAGTTGTATTCACAACTGTAGCTCCTATTCGTGGACAAGGTGTACTTGGGGAAGCAATCCTTAAGAACAGCGCTGAATCTCTTAAGTTCGGAACATTCCCAGTTGAAGTTGACCTTATCCGTCATGCTGTATCCTGGACACAAGTTCTTAAACTTATGCGTTTTACTGGTAAAACTCTCGACCAACTTTCTTCGGAAGTTATGTCCGAGTGGTATGCCCGTAAAGAGCAAGACGATTCAATGTATGTTGCTCGTCAAACTTGTGCGCTTCTCGGTGAGAAAAACACTCTTGAGCAATACGGTTCCAACTCTGGAAACCTCGATTATGCAAAAGACGGTCTTTCAACAGATCTTCTCGAGCATATGAAACAACGTCTTATCGCAACTGGTGGTGAGCCTACAAATCTTCGTACCGATGGAAAAAGCGGACATGAGATTCCAGGTTACCTATTCTTTGCACCTGACGCTGGTCTTCGTCCTCTTCGTGGTGACTCAGATTATCTGAACGCAATTCATTATGCAGATTCTCGCTCCTCGGACAATAAATTGTTCAGTGGTGAGTACGCAATGTGGGACAACATCCTTATTCATTCGCACAACAATATCATTGATACTGCTGACGGACGTCAAGGAAGCCCTCTTGCTCCTATCTATTACTTGAAAGGTACTGAAACATTGGCTTGGGACGGTAATAACACTACTCTCGGTACTGCAAGTTCCGGTGATTTCTTTGCGAACTTCCGTAAATCTCAGTTGGATCTCATTTCTGGAGATACACAGTGGGACGACATTGCGCCAGAGTTCTACTTCTTAGCAATTAAGATGTCAGGACCAGATCGTGGTAAAGTACAAAACTATAAGTACACTGGTGTAAGTGCTGATAAAGCACAGCTTACTGGGGTGACTAAAATAGGTACAACCACAGGAGCAGCTGGAAACGGAGTTAGTGCAACTCTATTGGGTGCAGGCAACTTCAGCGACGGTGACATGATTGTGTCTTGTGACGCAAATGGTGTTCCAACTTGCTATGGTCTAATGATGGCGAAAAACGCATTGTATTACGCGAAAGGTGCAATCGATGCTGAACAGATTTTTCACTATGATGACTATGCCAACTCCGGAAACCAAGCACACCTTAACTCTATTGGTATACAGGGAGTTAGAGGATGGGCTGCGTATAAGGATACAAACGGACGTGTTCCCGGTCTTCAAATGATCGAGATGGTTCGTCAAGTACCTGGCTTAGCTGCTGCTTAATAGTATCAGTTCATTTATTAAGAGCCCTCTGTGTATTCGGAGGGCTCTTTTTTTTAACCTACAACCAAAAAAAACATGGATATAAAACTAATAGGGAAATCAACCGGTACGGTTGGTATGAGTATAATAAAAGTAAGAGGCAAATCTGGGAAAAAACACGCATTTTCTAAAGAGCCAGGTTTTGGATATGTCAGTAGAGGTAACTCCGCAGAAGATGTAAAAGACATATTTGAAACTCAAAACCATAAATTTGCATATTACTTCATGCCTTTATTGAATAAGGAAGCCTCGACGGAAGCGTTGGAGTCTTTTGAATATGATGTAAAAAACATGGATCTAGACGAACTAAAGGAGTTATGTAAAAAATTAGGCTTAGAGATCCTTCCGCAAGATAAAGAAAGATCTATGAGAAGATTGATCGAAGCTTTCCAGTTGGGAGTTAAGTCTTAGATTTTACAACCGTTGGTCTAAATCGGTTAGCCTGTGTAGCATACAAACATGGCCGAGAACCTTACATCAGGAGTAATACCTACATTAGGAAATCTAAAAGACCAGCTAGCTACATTGTACGGGGCGGACGGAATTTCCGACCTTTCCCCTATCGATCAGCAGCGGGTAGGTATATATGTTAATCAAGCGTACAGAGAGTGTTATTCACCTGCTGACGGCGCTAGACCCGACTGGGCCGTAGCGAATTATGGTATTAATTTACCTAAAGCTTTAAAAACAAAAGCGACCGTCACAGAGAACAGTCACGATGTAGTTTTAGACGCTCTCGTTGAGAATAAATATCTAGGTAGTTATATCGAGATTGATGGTGAGTTTTACACAATATCTGAGATCAACGGCCTAAATATAAAGGTCTTAGTGCCTTGGGCGAAGGGCTCAGGGCAGTTTGATGCGACAGTTTATTTTAACTCTTTTGAGTTGGATCGAGAAGTGATCGACCTATGTGACCCTCCTGAAGTAGTAGGGTGGGGGAGACTTTCTCCAATGCAAGGCAAAGAGCAAGAGATTATAATGCGTGCTTCTTACGCTACCGATTTCATGCCATTTCCTTCAAGACATTATGGGAACGTCCCGACTATTACACATAGAGGGCGGGACTACCACATCGACCGTCCTTTATGGTACTACATCGATTCTTCCGAACTGTTGGTTTATTCAGAAAGCGCAGATACGGAAGATGTTTCAAAACGCGCAGTGAGAAATCGGTTCTGTGTTTACCCAATACCAGATGAAGCACAATCCATAAGGGTTCGGGCAAACATTTTACCTCTTGAGTTGACAAACGATAATGATGTAGTACGCCTACCAGGCAACGTTACTTGGGATATATTATTCCCAATAGCTTCTGCTAATTTAGCGCTGTCTGATCCAAGATATAATGGGGACAATAGGGAAGCTTTATTAAGGCTCGGAGAGCAGGCGAAGGTAAGATTAAAATCTTTGAACTCCTCTCAGAAAAGAAAACCGATGCGTCTAATAAAACGTAGTGGGTATTGATATGTCGGACGCTAAGTTAAGACTTACTGGTAGGCCTAAGATCGAACGAGATACGAACGGGCTTCGAAAGATAACCCGTACATATGTTGTTCAGGGCTCTGCTGTCACAGAAGGGAATATCGAAAATGAGGTGTTTCTACCTTTTGGTACGCCTGACGAGGAGTATGACGCCACAATCACGCAAGACCTTACTAATGGAGGTTTATCTGATTCTGAAGTTACGGGGGCTTACTTAGTTCAACAAGCTGTGTCTCCAGGACAGAGCATGAATGAGGCTGTACTGACGCGAGTTTATCAGGAGTTGGAAGCTAGTGGAGTGCCTGTATTAGTGGGTAAAGACCAAATCAATAGGGGTGCTCAAGATAGATTAACTTTAGGTCGTTCTTACATAGTAAAAAACCCTTATTCTGCCCACTACGCTGAAGGGCGGGTTGGAGTGATCGCTGTAGATGTAGATAACGGAGTTGGCGGTTTAACTAACTGTTTACTTGGGTCAATAACATCAAAACCTACGGAAGTATATACAGAATTTAATGAAATTTATTATGAGGATGGGATTCTTTCCGAGAGTGTAGACTATAGGTACGGTCAGTACCCAGACCACAAACTTGAACTTAGAACACTAAGGTCTGTCGCTACTCCAACCCCACCCTCCACGACTGAAGGTCCAGGAAGCGGGCCGTGGTTTCAAATAGCTGAAAAATCGGGGCCTGGGAGTCAGGATTTCGGTCAGATAGGTAAAACTATACAGACAGTAGTTTTTGCAAAAGGCTACGGGCTAATATCGAAAGACGCTAAAGTAAAAGGTAAACCACCTAACACAGTCGAAGTAACTACTATCAGATATTTGACTGGGGAGAATGGAGTGATTCCTGACTCAGAGATTCCTAACTTCACTAGAAGAACTGTAGAGTCTAAAGAAGAAAAAGAGGGGTATGAGCTGCATACTATTGCGGGCATTGTTGTAAGTACAGACAATGGCGTGGTTGATGTATCAGTGGACTATAAACACGGCGAAAAGCCTGCACATAAGCTAGAGGTTGCTCGAGCTGTCTCCTATGGAATCCCAGCCACATCTCAAAACGTTTTAGATTTTGTCTACCCTGGCGGAGACACGACTACACTAGGCGACTATGTGTTAGTAGAAGAGCGTGAAGACACAAAAGATGAATTTGATGTGTACACCACAACTTTTGCAAGAGGGTTTGGGACTATTAGTGACGCCTCAAAAAAAGTAGGGCTGACGACAGTGACCGAAACCGTCTCTCTCCATCCCTCTAACCCAGTTCTATCTAGAGATATTTCTGGAAATGAGTTGACGCGAGATGTCGATCAGCTTGACGGTTATCAAAAACTTAGGGTTACGATAACGACAGATCAAACAGGACTTGTCGATTTAAAGACAGATTATCGACATAACAGAAAATTAAAAATCACTACAGCGACCCAATTAGGTAGTGTTTGGAACTCTCCCACTTATGGGGCTGAGATCAGCACTAGGAACCATACTTACAATATCTATCCTGCGATAACCAAATCCTTTGCTTTAGGGGAGGGAATTATCAGCAGTCAGTATCGAAAGTCTGGCCAAGCAATTGTAGTTGAGTACACCTCACTACATAACAACAGACCAACCCCTCCAGACGATGTTTTAAGCCACTCGATTCGAGAAGTAGACGGTCATTTTATTATGACCTACTCGGTAATTGATGAGGACACTGACATTATCGATATCAGGGAGGAGCATAAACATTTTGGAGCATTAATTACTAAAACTATAACCGCTTTTGGAGAGCCGTGGGACGCAAGCAATACTCCCAATGGGTATTATGAATTAAGCTCTAGGTCTCACGATTACCAAAGCATGCCTGCAATCACAAAAGTTTTTGTTCGAGGTGACGGGTTAATAGATGTTCAGGATCGGGATGAGTTGTATTACAAACGTACTACATCAAAATACATGTCTTTATATGCAGACCCTCCCGTAGATGTAATTGCGGGAATAGATGCAGTTAATGTAGGAATACAAAAATCTCATGGTTATACTATTATTACTTGGGATAAACTAAGCAACCACCCCATCTCGAATGAGAGCCTTGCGTATCAAGGAGGGTTACAAGTGCAAACACTTTCAAACCTAAACGCCCCGCCTTCAGGATCTGGAGATCGTCGCGGGCGGTCTATTAAGTCGATTGACTCGAGGAATTTGATGTATGAAAACGAGTTTGTCACCCCTCTGAAATGGGAAAACACTGCTATAAGCTGGGGTGCGGGTATAAAAACAACCACCGTTGGTTCAATCGCAAGTAGCGATAATTATGGTGATGAAGGTTCTGTTGAGCAATTATCTGAATCGTACTACAGGTTAAGATCTACTACAGTAGATAAAGCTGAGTTCTCTAGTTACAATAAAAACTATTCTAATGGTTTGTTGAGCCAAGTTACCGAATCAATTTACGACAGTTCGACACCGGTTTCGTCAACGAATGCGGATCCAGACGATGGAGGATCCATCTCCCTTGAAGGTTCATCAATAACTAGGTTTAATAAAACCCAAATCTCAGAGAACCTTTTTAGAAATCTGGTAGAAAGAGTGAGTTCAACTGATTTTGTTGATACCCAAACTTCATATGGGAAGTTTCAAAACATGGTTACCAGTACAACTTTTACTGGAGCTGTCCAGCCAAAAGGAGACTCAATATCCGCCCGCTCATATCAGGTATCACCGTCCCTATTCAAAAACGTATTCCAAAACGCGGAAGATTCTAATTTTGATAAAGAAGAAGGGTTTTCTGCGCTGCTTGCTGGAGGGATAAAGAAAACGACCACACTTTCTAAAACTGCTCCTTCCAGCGATTATTGGGGGAACTACCGATTTGTAGACGATAAGGTAGGTAATGTGTATACCCAGGAAGTCTTCGAAATTACGCCCGGCGGTTGGGTGGATAAATCAGTACAAAATAGAGGTTATATAAAAACCACTATAAATTCGACTCTAACCACTGACTCTTCCGATCCTCAAAACCTTACCACTGACGAGTTTGATTTTGATGTCACTCAGGTCGCTCCAGGAATCTATCGAAAACGAATAACTACTAGAGAGTTTGACCCAGGGTCAAAAGTGTTATCTAAAAAAGTTCAAATAGTTGAAGGGGGTCGGCTAGAAGTCGTCAGAACTTTAGCTGACCCGTATGTTCATCCGAGCAGCTCTTTCACCTTAATCTCAGCTGACACTAGTGTGGAGATCGTAGCAGGGAAAAGAAGCGATGTTTATACTACTACATACTTCGAACCTGAAAGTGAGGATTACTACTCTCAAGAATCACGCTCTTTTAATTTTGCAGGAAACGCTCAGCTTACTAGTCAGGGAATTATTTTCACTCCTGGGTATCGAGGTTTAATCTCTATAAGAGTTACCCACAAACTTGACACTGTCACCCATGTAAGCTCCCTTGCCCCTTACGCCCCTCCGCAATGTGTGTTAGAGTACACTGCTGTGCCGGCTGATGGTAGAGCTTCGTTTACTGAGACCAGAGCTTTTTCGAACTGTTTTCTTGGAACCCAAAACTTTAACTCTGGGCCTCAATGGTTTAAAGGTGTCTGGTGTTCTTCAGTGACTCCTAACCTTTCTGGAGAAGTTTTCAGTGCTAATTATTGGACAGGGTACAACTGGGGTAACTCAAACTCCGTTAAGAGGACTTACGGACCTATTAGAATTTTCCATTCTCAAATAACTGAATCTATATGACCGAAGACGAAGATAAATTAATCAATAATGCCGACCTGAACGCAGCGATAGCTAAAGCAGTCGCTGACGCGATGAACGTTCAAGACGTAGCCGCTTCTCAAGAGATTACGGTAGATGAAAGTCAAGTAGGGGCTTCTATTGATCCAACAACACCTTTTCGAACAACCCACAACACTACATCTTTCCAGAATCTTCAGGTAAAGACAGACCCACCCTCAGTATTTGTAAACGCTTTACACAACTCGACTGAATGGGATGGAACTGTCCCAGATCCAAAAGGGGGCGATATAGTTAGAGGACCTGACATGTACGGTAATGTGGTGTCCGTTGGAGTGGTTAATCCTTTAGGGCAGGCGAGTACGCAACAGCCTCTAGCAAACTCTACTCCGTTTTCATTGCCCGCTAATCCGAACTACAGACCTGACTCAGTAGATTTTCAAGGTGTTATGACTGGCGTGGAGTTCGATTTTATCGAGCTTGAATGTTGTATAGGAGGGACTGCTCAAACAAGAACATTTCCTGTCCTTAAGCAATAATGGTCGATGTACTTAAAGCGACGTGTTGCGGCTCAAGCGATTGCCCTAGCGACGCTTGTTCTGATTGTCAGTGCTGCGAGCTTCAAGCTCCGAATCTCCCATATGCATTAGCTGAATACGGAATACCCACAAGTCAGAGCGATTGGAGGATGAACATGACTGCGACTATACCGGCCAGTGGCTCATACCCTACTAGAGTTATTTACGCACGCAAAGTGTACGCCTATGAATTTGTTCAGTATGACTACAACGAATACGGCCCCGCTACCTGCCGAACTATTACTATGAGGAGATATTCAAATCGTCAACTTACGTACAACGTCAACACCCCTACCGCCGGACCAACCTCTGTTAGTCCTTGGGAGTCACCTGCCGACCCAACCTGGTCACCCGTATATGTTCATGGGGAGGACACCTGCGGCGACACTGCTAAGGTCTATAACTCTACAAATCAAAACGGCGGATGGGATTGGGCTCAGTCTTACCCACCCTACCTTAACGGAGGCATTTTAGTAGTATTTACATGAGAAAAATAGCACAAATTATAAAAGCCTATCAAAATGGGGAGAAACTAACAGAGGAAGAGATGAAGTGTATTGATTCTAAACCCGAAGGAGTGATTGTATCTGAAGGGTTGGGCGATACTATAGCAAAGATCACATCAGCTGTTGGTATTAAACCATGCGGAGGATGCAAGGAACGCCAAGAAAAACTCAACCGTTTGTTTCCTTACGGAGAAAAAGGTAAAACAGAAGAATGAGATATTTAAGAGTACCTTCATTCTCAGGAATTGAGAACCATAGACAAGACACCAATCGAGGAACTCTACGTGTATGTGAAGGGGCTGTTTTAGGCGCTGCTGGTTCTTTAAGATCCGCACCGATCTGGAAAGAAGAGTTTCCTTTAGTGATTCCCTCAACAGGAAGCCATGTCATGGTCGGCCAAGACACGACTTTTAATAAATACGCATTCACCACAAAAGACGGAAAAGTTGATGGGTTGAAGGTTTTTGTTAACGAAAACCCAGTCCCATCCAACATAGGTGATTTAATTTCCCTCAACTCCGCAACAACTATGACGGGCGCTAACCAAGCATTTATAAATGATGTAGGTTCAAATAAAGCTTTAGTAGGTAATGGGACGACTCTTAAAAAAATGATTAACCCATTAGGAGGAGCTGTTCAGGTCGAGGACTTGGTGGCTGATGAGAAAGATATCTACCAACTAGAGAATATACCTTTTCCTAATTGTAGCATTTTTGTGATGGGGTTAAGAAAGTGTATCTATGCTGCTGGTAATCCTGACACACCTTTAACAATCTATGTGTCTGAACCTCTTAGTGCTGAGGATCCGTTCAAAGAAGGTATATACTCAAGTCAAATGTCAAAGGTCGAAATCCTTGGGACAAACGCCACAAAGATTAATGCTCTATCCACATACCAAGACTATGTAGTAGTCCATACAGACTCAGGAGTAGTCCTTCTTTATTCAGTTGAGACAACTCAATCGAGTGCCGGTTTTCGTGTGGAGCAAGTCTCGGCCGCTACAAACTCTGGGGCTATTAATCAAAACTGTGTTGCTGGATCGGCTATTATCCAACCTTACTATGTAGGTGTAGATGGGGAAGTATATAAGGACAGTTCCGCTAGGCGTGGGCCTGACAATAAACCTGCTTACTCTGATGTCGAACAAGTAACAGCTAAGGCCAAAGGGCTTTGGAATAAGGCTGTGCCCGATGATTATAGAGGAGCGTTTTCAACCTATGACACTTTTAGTGGGTTATATAATTTCTATATGCCTGCCTCAGAAAGGTCGGAAATGTCTGGTGGGGACTTTCAAGGATATTATTATTCAGATCAACAACAAGCTATTGTAGGTCCAGTACTCCATCCGAGAATGACCGCGGTGACTTCGGTTGCCGACACCTCACTGTTGCTAGGGGTTAGTTCAAGTAATCAACTAATGTCATGCGACACTGAACAGCTGAAGGAGTCTAGGATAATCGAAGGGCCTACCTTTGACCCTTGGACCGGTGTCGATGGGACTACACCAAATTCAACATCTATAGTTGAGGTCGATTCTAACGCTGGTGTTTTTAATTACGGAGGTAGAACATACGCATCCACTATGGCTGACTCTGCTGTGGGAGATACGGTGTTGCAGAATGCTACATATTACCCTGACGCATACCTTTCGGTAGTGGAGTTAGCTTATGAAGATATGCAAGGAGTCCACGTTCCAAACCAGATACACGAAATCGTAACAACATTCCAAGGAAAGTCGTACGGCCATCTATGGGTTTATGCTGAAAACGAAGACGGCCAGGTGAAGGGCGGGTTCAAAGGTTCACTTTTTCAAAAAACCCAACATAAGTCTTTTATTAATTTAAGAGGTAGAAGAATTCGAGTGCGGTTATTTATAGTGTCGCACACTGATTTCCCCTGGGTACTTACTGATCTGACATTAGGATTCCTAGCAGGGAAGCTTTCGATTTAAGAGGTCGGCCTACGCTGTCGTTCTTAAACACTGAATGTTTTCTTAGGCGACTCCGCACACTTTCTTCCGAGACTGACAGGATTCTGGCTATAGTGCCTGGGTGCCATCCTTCTGCGAATCGAGCCACTATGAAAGACTCATAAGTTTTCATCCTCCTACGCATCCTTTTTTGATCCGTGCCGTATAGGTATTTACTTTTACTAGCGACAACTGCAGTTGCGTTAATAGCTTTTGCGGGCAGACCTGTGGCTTTAATAACTTGATCTTTTGTAAGCCCTATTTTTTTTAGGGTTTCACTCATCCTCTACAATATCTAATTCGATACTGGCTTTTTTAGCTGGGAAAGATACAGAACCTTCACCTTTTACTAAAGCCCCCTTTTCGAAATCGAAATCTAAATTGATCGTTACTGACGTTTTATTATCATTCTCTAAAGCTGCTAATCTTATTTGAGGAAGTAATAAATCTATGATGTCTCTACATTGAAAACCTAACTCTTTTAATAGGTCTTTCTCAATTCTTTTCTGTGAATCTAGCCAATCTTTCATGGTGACAAAGCGGGTACAGTCCTGTTTGTTTATATACTGTATAACAATGTCGCCCCTTCCGCAAGTCTTTAATGCGGAAGGGATAAAGAATGGTGGTAGGGGTCGGATTCGAACCGACGAACGCCGAAGCGGGCGGATTTACAGTTCGTAGGTAAACCACAATATGTGGGGTTTTGTAAAGAAAAACCTTGTAACTACGCTACTATAGCCCATTATGGTCTATACCAACAAACAATAAAGCCGTTACAAAATGGTTACAGAAAAAACTACGGTTAGGGGAAACCGTGTATATAAATTAAGACCCCAAGCTAAAAGTTTTACTTTTAGAAAAAATGTTGAAGGAAAAGATAGGTATTTTGCCTTAGGTCCAGACTTGAGAGAGGCGTGTAAAGTTGCGGATCAAATTGATGCGTTTCTATACTTTAATGACTATGAAACTACTGTTGCAAAGTTCAACCCGAATAGGGTTGTGAGAACCGACATACCAACTGTTGGTGATCTGATACAAGTCTTTGAAGAGTCAAAAGACCTGCTTGATCTAAAACCTCGATCGGTTAAATCTTATGTGAATGCTTTTAAGAGATTGGTCAGGGTAGGTAGTCGAGCTAAAAACCCACTCAAGGTAAGTTGTTCAGCGTCTTGGGCTGACATCTTCAATAGCTTCAGGCGACAAATGCTCGAAGATAAGGTAGATGAGGACGAGATTCTCTCAACTAAAAGGACATGCAACACTGTCCTGAGAAACTCTAAAGCGATCTTATCTGATGAAGCTATGAACTACTACACCCATTGGGACATGACTTGGGCTGTCGGGTTAAGAAAGCTTAAAGGTTATAAGAAAGTTGCCGTTCACTATGTCTTGCCTGATGAGGATTTAATAGTTCGTACTCACGAGTACCTTGCAAATTTAAAGTGCGACCTTAAATTTACCATGTTGGCGTTAGCTCTACATGCTGGGATGCGGAGAAGTGAAATCGCTCACTGTAGGAGAGACTGGTTTGATCTGTCTGGAGATGATGACAACTCAATATCGATTAAAAATGACCGAAATTTCACCCCAAAAACAGGTCAGGGTGGGACTACAGTTTTAAAAGCTACGTGGGCTCAGCTCATATACTCGAGAGCAGAAGGCATTGATTATTTGATTGAAGGTTTAGACCGCACAAAACAAAGTTCAATGGACGATGCATTTGAGCCTTTGCTCAAAGATCTTAGGGCGTTGGGCTGGGATCGACAGAGTCCGCTTCATGAATGTCGTAAACTCTATGGTGCATTTCTTGCGAGTTCTGACTCTCTCTATAAAGCTCAGAAATGTTTACGCCACACCTCACCTCAGATCACAAGCGACAGCTACAGTGATTTAATTGTGAGTAATAAAGTTATTGAGCTTTGGGCTGCTTAAGTCTTGAAAACACTCCAATTGTGTTTCCAACATTCATACTGCCCAGTGCTTTCACGATTGTGGGGGTAGAGCCAGACCGATTTTCCGGCGAGGCTCAGGGTTGGTATGTTGTACCAGATGTCGTAATCTTCCACATAGCAGGATAAAATATCTACGACTTTAGGGTCAATACTCACGGTCTTGTCTGATCCAGTTTTTGCTGTGATTTGGTACCTCTTGTCCCTGGTCATTTTACCCGTGCCTTTTATCTGAACTCTTATGTTTTGAAGATTGTCCAACCTACATACAGAGTAGTCCCACGGCACTGGTACGACGGGTTGTTCAGGTATAAGTCTTTTACTTAAGGCGCCCGCTACAAATAAATGTTCATAGCGAACGCCTTGGATTAATTGTTCGGAAACATTGACTATGTTTTCTTTATTACCCACTCATTCTTGCCTTTGGTGTTGCCGCGTTCCACCCATTCACATCCTGATTTTAATAAGTGGCGCAAACCCCAGCCTAATTTGTTGGGATTGACATCACGAAGCAGGACTTGGGCTCGCTCAATTCCAGCAAGTCTAAGCATTAAATCGCTAGTCGTGCCGAGCCAATCGGACTCAGCTGAATTGTTTTTATCGAAATAAATATCTCTGAACATCCTTAATAGTTCAACAATCGGGCCCCACTGACTGTCCGCTTCAGAGATCTCTTTGATACTGTCTTCAATATATGCTTGTACGCCAAAGCGTACGTCTAGCATGTCGTCTGGTATCGAAAAATCGTGAACAAACTTAGCGAAGTAGGGCAGTTCTTTTGTGATCTTGTCTTTGAAACATCTTGTAAATTTAGTAAAAGGTTTCATCCGAAAAATCATCACCTTGTCCTTCACAGACATGTCGAGGTCAGGCAGTATGCGGAGTGACACTGGGTCATCATTCAGTGTGATTGATAATCGCCCAGACCATTTCGCACGTCCAGGTGTCTTGAACTTTCCGTTCATTAAGAACTCGTTGTTTGCGACATGCTCTTTAATCTTAGCTGTAAAGCTGGTGTGCATTGCGCGGCTTGCTGTGGGTGCTTCGTCGTCCACAGTCCACAAAAATTTAGTAAACAGGTGTTCGTTAAAGTTGTCAGCCTTACCTACCAGATATTCAGATGCTTTAATATGTCCTCCAAACAAGCCCGCCAAGATTGTGGTATTGTACAACGTCTTACCACAGTTCGGTTCACCCACAAGAAAATGTGCATGCCCTTTCTCAGGCCTCCCATCAATCGCTCCTTTATACCCGTAATGTAGCCACGCCAATTCATATTTTAATTGTTCTTCTCCAAATATTGTGTCTAACCAATCAGCTATTATTGGGAAATTCTCACCCCACTTTTGCTCACCGTTTGCCGGTTTTAAAGGTCGGATGTTTGATGTGTTGAAATATTTCTCACCATCGTAATCTACGATATGTTCTTTAATCATCGCGAAGGGGAGGGCGGCCGAAACTCTTTTCTCATTATGAATCGTGAACAACGCTTTCTCCACCTCACTGAGGTTCTCGCCTTTCCCAACTTTAGCCGAGAGCCCGTGCCTAGCTCTTAGATCTAATCTAACCTCGTCTTTTAAAGCCATAAAATGTTCGCCATTGTCTAGCCTTACGAAATAGTTTTTCCCGTCGTACCAATACTTTTCTATAGCCTGCCCAATCCTACCTACTTCGAATTTTTTCACAAACCCTGGGCCTAAGATCTCAGACCAAGGGACGAAGGGCGCAGGTCCAGTGAAACATCGCATCCCTTGGGGAAACACAACAGCACTACTATCATTAGTTGATGAGGGATCCCAGAAACGACGGCCACGTGACTTCTCTTTAAAAGGCCCTTCCCAGTCTCCTGGGAATTGTTTTTCAATCTCAGCTCGGACTGTTTCAAGAGGGATTTCAGATGTCTGTTTCTTGAAATCTGAAGCGTGACTAGTCTCATACTGCCATAGGTGAATGTGAGATGAAGGTATACTTTTTATACCTACTTTCTCCCAGTCTGAACCTAATAGGTAATATTTATGAGGGTCGTAGAACGCAGCCTCATCCCATGAGGGGCCGAGTTTATCAAGCCCTAGCTCTTTCGCTACTTTCTTTAAAAATCTTTTAGTCCCTTCAGTCGAGTGGCTTAGAGCAGGAGCCTCAAAAAACCAAACCGCATGGATGCCTCCTGAGTATGATCGGCTGACCCACTGCATTGGATATTCCTGATCGACAGCTCGCTTCATAAACGATTTGAACTCCTCATCGGTAAACTCAATATCCCAATCAGCAACAACCCCCACCATTCTCGTAGCTTTGTTGTTCGCGTTGACTCTGACCGTGGGGTCGAGCCCTGCGAAAGTGCTGTATGCTAGATATTTTGTTTCTGCCTTAGCGGCCCATTTTTTAAATTTAATTGGGCTCTCGAACTCGGGTACTTCAAACTCCCTCCAGATAGACCAAGGCTCTTTAGGCTCTACTACACTGGTTTTTAAGTTTTCAATTGTGTACAACATTATACGCCGCTTACTAGTGTCCGGGGGTCGAACAGTTTGTGCATGACGTCAAAGACTGCGTACTCAAGATCGGTGATGTAGCACGACACATTGCCTATCCACTCATCTACCAAATCCGGATTTATACCGCTCTCACTCGCGTGGCTCCTCCATACCGAACCATCAGCGTTTATCTTGGGGCGGTCTACCCCTAAGATTATTCCACCATGTTTTTTAATCCACTCGACCTCGTTATCGTATCGCACATCGTCAATAACTATTCTGTTTATGTCGGCTTCATCTAATTCAATACGCCTCTGAATGGCGTGGATCCACATGTTAGGGTTTAAGGTTCGGCCCCACTCATGTCCCATTTTTTGAAGCAGCTCGCGCCCAGTTACCCCAATCTCGGGGATGTTGGATTGTTTACCTTGGCGTAACTGCCACTCGGTTACAAAAGGCAGTCCGTGCACAATTGCTTCCCTAATTTGGTCAGCCATTGCATACCTCTTATATTCAAACTCACTCTCTAGAATCTTCCCCACTGTCGTCTTGCCTGCTCTGGCTTTCCCTATTAATCCAATCATTTTCATTTGTCCCTTTTTGTTCTTCATTGTTCTACATGTTATACGGTATAATTAATATTTAGCAATCCCAAGTTTCTCTGTGGCTCTTTAACAACTCATATAGTTTGTTATCGAGCCTCATCTCGTAAACTGGAATTGTCTTTCTAGCTGGAGGGTTGTCTGGCCCCACCACTGCGATACATAAATATCCGTTGGCCATCCCTAACCCGCCAGCAATTACTGGTTGCTTCTTTAAAGTTTGTAATACTGTTTTCATTTTAAATATGTCTTTGTTACTTCTAGTGATGTTTCGAGAGGGATGTCTGGCCACCAGCTTGGAGCTGTAGTCATGCACTCTCTTATTATTTCTGATTTTTTATCTACCTCATCTTCCTTAACTTCGGCCACGATCTCATCGTGTACATGGAGCACGACCTTGACGCCACGCTTAGCGAGTAAGCATAGTTGACTAGCAAAGATGTCTCGCGCTGTCGCTTGCACACTTTTCTGAAACAATGACGGCCCGTATTCTCTTAACCTACGCTTGTCTCCCTTAGCATGTGTGCAACTATATCCTTGAAGCTCGGGACGTACTCTAAAAAAGCGCATTACCCGTCCCGAAGGTAGATTGATGTCGTAGTCTCCTCCAGTCCCTCCTACATGGTTGTATGCCTCAGCATGAGCATCCCATGCTTGTTTTATTAGAGGGTTTTTTCTGCGAAAATCCATTACTTGGAGCCAAGCGTTAATCATATTCCTACGTTCGTTGTATGTTGAATTCTCATACACCTCGATAAAGTGAGATTGAGAAGTCACATATTCTAGAAATGAGAGAAAAGCTTTCTCATCGTTAAAGTCGTAAGGGCCTTCAAGGATTGATAACATCCCCTGGGCCGCGATCGTGTCTAAGAACTTTTTCCATCCAGCACCGTAACCTAAACCTAACACACGGGTCTTTGCTAGTGCGTACATTTCGGGGTCTTCGTTCTTTAATGTGCCTCCTGTCCAACCCATGGACAGGCGGGCGTGTGCCTCATATGGGCTGATCCCTGCGGAACACGATTCCAGAAACGCTTTGTCGCCTACAATCTTTGCTATTGTGCGAGGCTCAATCTGTGCAGAGTCGGACACTATTAGTTGGTGGCCGTCAGGGGCGCAGATCATACCCCTAATGTCTTGGCCGAACTGCGCAGATCGCGGCATGTTTTGAGCGTTCCACCCCGACTCACCTGACCAGCGGTGGGTTGCTGTCGCTCCATAAAGTTTTAAACCGTAAGACATACGATTGTTTTCTCCCGTTCGCTCTAACATTCTCTTCAATGATTTGTAGTGCTTGGTCATTCGGTTGTATGTCTGTAGGTCAGCTACATAGCTACACACAGTCCCATGTTGCTTGATCCAATTATCACAGTCAGACGAGTCTTTAGCTAAAGACTTAGGGGGTTCTAAGCCTAATTTATTTAAATAAACAGACAACCCTTTCTTACTATATAGGGCGTACTCTTTCTTAGTGTCGGGATCGATCTCCCCAACCCATGGTAGTTTTCTTTGAACTTCCCAGATCCCTTTCTCCATGCTTTTTACTGCCTCTCTCAATTTAGGTTCAGCCATCGGCAATCCCTCCCAACCCATCGCTCGAGTTAATTGGCTAAGAAACTTTTCATTCTCAGGCCACAGATGATACAACGCCTCAACAAGCTTCCAACACCATATAGCATCGTCGATACCATACTTAAGAAGCTCTTCTGACTTACCTTCTGCTACCGCATCCTCCCAAGTCTTACCCTTCATCCAATCTCTCATCGCTTTGGGCATCTCGTAATCAAACATAGCTTTAAGAGCGCCTGCTAAGTTTCGGGGTAGTTGAAAGTATGCGCACATATCTGCCGTACATACGAAATTTACTTTTATGTCTGGCACTATTCCTAATACCTGCATCTGCAAAAAAACTGCTTGGTCAAAGCTGGCGTTGTGGCAATAGAATGTTGCCCCATCAAACTGCTCCCACTCGACCTCTTTCGGATGTAGAGCAATCTTAATTTCTTTGTTAGCTAAGGTGACTAAGTAGCAATCAAAATCATCATGCTCTACATAGCCGCGAGTCCCCTCGTCGGTTATCGAATACCCTGGGCGGTAAAATGTTTCTGTGTCAAATGCGACATGAATCGGTTCCTTCTTCTTCTTCTTCTTCATTGGTTATAAGTGTGGGTGAAAATCGTGTTACTGATTTCAATCCGTGTCGGTCGAGCCATTTGTAATAACCGTATCTACTTACTCCAGCAGCCTTTACGGCTCTGACTATACCTACAGATTTAGAGAGTTCGTGCGCCCTCTTAAACGCTTTTGCTTTTCGCTCTGGCTTCATAAAGAAATGAGGGGTGCCGGATGAACGGCCAGCACCCCTCTACTTATACCCCAACAAGAGACTAGGCGAGCGTGCCTAGCCAAGAAGAAAGTTTCTTGTCAATACGTGAACCTTTTACGATTTGTGGAACCATTACATTATTCGGACCGTAGGTCTTTTTATGTGTAGTGAGTTTAAAAGTTCCGTTCTTTAACCCGTCCCTATAGTACATAGAGGCTGCGGTAAAAATATCAACGGCAGCTTCTTTATAAGCCACTCCTTTAATAACCCAGCGGGCGAAGCTCCAGTGAGATTTATCAGGCGCGTCAAAAGGGAAGTACATATCGCGATCGTCATCACTAATACCCTCTGGAGCTCTAATGGCTATGAGTGCGTCAGCAATGGCTTTCCAGCTAGGGCGAACCCATTTGCCGTTTTCGCGATGGCCTTCGGTCGTGCCGTTTAGCTTAAGGACTTCCTGCTTAGTGTTAACAATCCTTGGTATCTCTTCTGACCCATAAGGGATGTCTTCCTCAAACTGTTTTCCAATTTGACAGACAACTAGCTCAACTGGAGTTTCTCCATCCGAGATTCGATATTCGCCATTTAAAACGATATCTCCCTTGTTGAGTTCCTTTACTTCCGAAAGAGGGCCAACCCCTTGTACGATCTGAAGTCTTGGGAATTTAAGATCTGTATTATCTACCTCTCCAGAAACTCCAGCGTTTGACACTGTGGTCAATTGTGCGCGGGGAGCTCCGGTTACTATTTCGTCTGCACCTATTGTGGCTTCGTCTAATGTTACTGTATCTGTTAATGAATTTTTCATGTTTTATTCGTTTTCTTTTGTTATATGAAATTGTACTATGTAATACATTGTTTTACTCGTCAACTCTTTTTTACTAAAAAAGCTGTTTTTTCTTCTTCCTCAGGAATTAAGTAGTTCTGGATCAATAATAATTCAATCTCAGGCCTAGCATTTTTCTTAGAACCTTTAGGTAATTTGTCTTTATATACCTTAGTTAATGCAGGGATTGTTATTGAACACGCTTCCATAAACTCTTCGGGCGACAACTTATCCGACATGACATCGTAGCACTCCTGTGCATCCGCAATTTTACGCGACGCTGAGCGGTATCTTAAGGTGTGTCCTGGGATTTCATCACCGGTTTCCTGAGCAATCTTAGCTGCTTGCTTCTTTGCTGCCTGAGCCCACCGCTCCATCACGGGCGCTATTTCTAACATCCTACCTAACTCCGTTGGGTCTGTGACCTCAGCGGGAGAGTTCTTTGCTTGTAGACTTAAGTGAAAGTTGCTGCCTTCATGCTTACTCGCAATCGGAAGAAGCTTTTTTGATAAGGCCGAACACGATAACCTGAACTTGCAGAATTTACATACCTCAGTTCTTGGGTTAAGTGTCGGGGTCTCAGCGCACGCTCGCTCAACAACGAGCCTGATCCGCATTCTGATATCCTCCATCTCCTTTCTTTTGAAAGTGTGGTGGCTGACCTCATCCCTTCTCGGCAATATGAAGTGAATTGTACACGTCTCTGCCCATTCAAACTTATCCATCATGCCAAGCATGTACGCCCAACCTTGAATGTTTTCTTTTGCGTCATCCACTCCATTACGACCAAACTTATAGTCGATCAGATCGATGTGTTTTTTAGTCTGGTCCAGAATAGTCAAGTCTGCGGATCCAAATATGTATTCAAACCCTTCGACTTTATCTGCCTCATCCTTAGTTAACAATATCTTAATTTTTTCCTCTTTTAAGACGTCAACATGCGGATTATTTTTAATAATAGCATCTCCGTAGTTTAAGCAAAGACACACAGCGTGCATCTGCTCGTCATCAAGATCCTCGAGGTCGCCATTTTCAACTTTCTCATGCAGCATAGACCCTTCCTCTGCAAATATGGAAGACTCGCCCGAGCTGCGATAGCCCGGACAAATCTCCACATTTTTGAGAGTCGATGGTCCTAGCGGATGATGTGCTTCTTCATCCCCTTCCATATGACTATTCTTTGGTGTCTGAGGGTTGATCCTCAGGGGTTATTCTGTCCAACATAATGTCTACGCGGACAAAGAGTTCCGCTATCGTTGACATTAAAAATGGTACTAGTTTTGTCTGACCTTTTTCTAAGTATTCCGGTCTTTCGAAACTATCATAGTCTTGTTGCAACATTTGAAGTCTCTCCCCAACGAGATTCTCGTAGGGCGTGAGGTCAACAGATTCTGCAGGTTCTGCAGGTTTTTTTTTAGTTTTTGTCATTTTCTTTTAGTAGTTGTTTTTGTATTTCGGTTATTTGCATTTGTAAGAAAGCTAATTGCTCACACATATTGATCTTATGGAAGTCTAGCGATGATCCGCTTTCGCTCATCTGTGCTGCTAGGTTGACCAACTCCACCTCTCGCTCCTCCCCTCGTATCGCAAGTTTAGTAGCTATCTTCTTATGGTCTGTTTTTAATGGCTCGGGAAGAGCCTTAGTATCCCCCACGTCCACTTTAATCTTTACATACTCTGTCGAGCTATCGTCTTCCCATTCTGGATTTATCCTCATTGTTTTTCCTTTTTGTTGGTGTTAAAAATCTTCCAAGCTCTTAGGTAGTGCCATAGCTTAGTTCGTTTCTCGGTATCGAGATCGGGCTCAGGCCTATTGATCTCTTTTATTGTATCTAGATTCCACATGGTGTCACGTCCTTATCGTTAATTAGGTCAATATTGTTTAGTTTTGTTCGCACTGCTGAGCATACCGCGTCTTCAACGGTGCCTTCTGCGAATACGATTTGCTGTAGTACAGGGCTCTTTGCTCCTGATCGGTAAACTCTCCCTAGCGCTTGCTTCAGATCAATTGCTGAAAAGCTAGGACATATAAGAGACACCCTTGGTCGAGTACCTTCCGTGTCGTGTAAGTTAATCCCAACTCCACCCGCCTGAATCGTAGAGAATAAGAGTTGAGTCTTTCCGTCTTGAAAGTCTTGAATATGTCGCTCCCTCTCTTCAGAAGATTGACCGCCATAGATAACAGATGGGTAGTCGTGACCAGTCTTATCCTCAGTCCAATAGCCATTAGTCACTACCTTTTTATTAAGGGCCTCGAGGCTTGCCTTGAAGTTCAGGAATACGATGACGGAATTTCCATCCTTTATGTGGTCTACAATTAAATCATACAACAATGGCACCTTAAGTAGTTCTATTTCCTGACGAGCCCGTAGCTGAATGGTCAAACCCATCTCCTCGTCCTCTTCCTTTCTTTTCTCCAGCTCCTTCAGCTCTTTAGCCATCTCTTTATAGATTTTATCTATCTTGCTAGCGTCACCCATGGGGTAAGCGTTTGACTCTATGACTTGCTCGGGAAAAGCTCCCTCAGGTAAATCTGATATTCTGATTCTTGAACCTTTGTCTTTGTAAATCATATCATGCAACATGGATAAGTGATCGGCACCTCCTCGGTATTCCAATCCACCCCACTGCTTAGGTCGGCATTCGTTTTTTAAACACCAACCCCAAAAGTTTCTATTGTCGTGAAGCCCTAGGGCGTAGCCCATTGCCTTCATGTCTAAGGGCGAAGAGCATGAGGTTGCTCCTAATAATAAAATCTTATAACCTTGTTTCTTAGCAGCGATTAATAGCTTAGCGTGCCATGACTTCTCACTCTTACATCGGTGGTCTTCGTCAAAGATAAGTATTACTTTTTTATTATCCATCTGCCACGCTAGGCCTTTACCTCTTCTCTTAACATAAGGTGAGCGGCCGCCAGTCAACGCCTCATAATTGTGCACTAGGGGCATACTGACATTGGTGTATGTACATTGTACCCACGTCTTCCAGCTAGGGATTACGGACTTAGGGCAAATGACGAAGGGTATAAGGTCTAGCTGCTTAGCTACGTTTACTGCAATAACAGTCTTACCGACACCAGTATCGCTCCCATCTTTACCTACGCCAAACTTCTTTACCGCTCTTATAAGCTTCGCAGCGTGTGGGATTTGCCAATCGTATAAATTAGTCATTAGTACGTTATCTCCGGTCTCTTATTGAATTCGGGGGCGCTGCGATGCTCTCTTGGTAACAAGTCCTCAAGGTCTATCTCCCAACCAAACGACTCCTTAATCTCTGTTCGTACATGGTTCAAAGCTTCCTCTTGAATTTGTCGGACACGCTCACGGGTTAGCCCGCAATATTCTCCTATTTCTTCGAGCGTATACGCCTTGTTCTCAAGCTCGCCAGTGATATAAGCTTTATCACACATCTCTCGTAACTTCTCGTCCACTCTTTCGTCGTTTGCGCTTGGGTCTCGATACATCAACTCGCTCCTCGATCGGGCGAAGCGTATAGCCGAAGGAGCGTCTTTCCATAGTTTGCTTCCAGTGTCGAAGACGCTTTTCTTTAGCTTCAAGGTTTTGGAAGTCTTCGCTGAAGTCATTAAGCTGTTGGACGGTTCTTTCTTCGGTTGAGAAACGGGTGTTACAACGCGAGCAAGATCGGCGTCTGTATACACTGTCCTCCTTTTGACGCGAATCGATGACTTTTGTTTTTGGGTCATTGCAGATGGGGCAGATCATCGATCGTCATCGCATAGGTAACAGGGCCCGTGTCCAGGTTCAGGACAGCTGTGGTCTGCAACTCTACATGGAGAGCAACCTATAGTGCATGATAAAACCAGCATTAATATTATGTTCATCTGTATATATTTGTTAAAGTTAAGATTACATTGTTATACATACATACACAAAAAGGAAGCTTTAAATGTAAAAAACCTGATTTTTTTCTGACGGCAGTAGTATTTTATCTACTGCGATACCTATTTTGCCCAGTATTCATGCCAGGTAAACTACCCCAGCCATTTGCGGGCATGCCTGTAATAGTGTGCGGAGTTAAGGATCCGTCTAACCCTCTTTTAAAATGTTTTGTCGGACTACCTTTTCTGTATCCGCTCGTCTGTCTATTGTTAGAGTATTGAGGGGTTGCTGAGACTCCTTGAGCCTCTCTACTATCACTCCATGCTTTTCTAATTGCTTCAGGGTCTAAGTATAAATTCCCCACACCTTTCTTTCTATGTTCATCGACGGCATTTTGTCGGTACTCATTCCAATACGCTTCCCATTCCTGATCCTCAGCGGTCATCGGCCCTCGAGGTTTGTTCATTTGGTAAGACTTTCCTACATAAGCTCCTCTCGATTGTGGAACTGTTTTTTTGTATCTATCAAAAAAACGCTGGGCCGCTAGCGGACTACCAAAAGCCTTTGCGGCACCGGCCTTATAGCCTGGGCTCATAGTGCCAAAGTTAAAGTCTTGTCTATTGACATCTTTCATGGTTTACAACAGTTGTCGTGGTGTTTAGGTGTTTTGCCCCAGGTCTTAGCTCTTTGGTCGGAGGACTTTGCGCAAGAGGCGTAGTACAAAAGACTTAATGCGAGCAAAAGTGCTAAGAGGCACTCGATTATTTTTTCCATCTTCATTTTTAAACATGTCTGTAAAATTATGTATGTATGTGTCCTGTGACGCACTATAGCTCACAGGCCCTGCGGTTCCTTGTTTATTCTTATCTCTTTTTTTCATTGATGTGTCTTCCCATCCATATAGTGGTCCAGTATTAGTAGGGCATCCGCATTTGCTAGGGTAACCTTTAATCCAGGATATAACCTCTTCGCGATGTCTTTTAAAACTCTCTTCCGTGGAGCGCCCTTTAAACCCTTCAGCCCATTCAATTTCCCTTGCCATTTCTGAGGGCGAACGAGATCTAAAGGTATATCTAAAGTTTTTATCACCCCAATCTCGAATCCCACGTTGTGTCCAAGTACGAAGCTGTGGCTGGCTCTCATCTCGTTCCCTATGTATTTCGGCACGTGTTCTACGACTGCTCGCCCGTTCCCGTGCAAGTTCTTTACGAAGTCTATATACTCGCCTTCTGTGGTGAACTTCTGAAGCCTTATGTCTTTGCCCGGACGCCAGACGGCCATCCCTCCGGAGACTCCTGGATCTACTGCTAGTATGAAGTCCATTAAACATTAAAAAGATTAGTTATACTTACCTTGCTTGTACTTACGATCGTAAGCATCTCTCCCTTCCGCATATTTTCTGCGCTGTTGAGGGCTTTTAGTAGACATTGCGATTGGTGTGGTGTATTGGTATCTCTGTTGGCCTGTCGCCATACCTGGTTGTCTCTCATTATAAGGTACGCCATTTCTGTAGCGAGGGGTAGGGTGTAAGTTGTGGTGCCCGCCTGGTAGTTCCGCTAGTGGGACCTGGGCTGCAGCTTTCTGAGCCTTGAGCTGCTCAATATAAGCATTTCTCTGATCGCGATGTTGGTTGTACCCATCTTCGGTAGACACATCGTAATACCCGTCCTTAAAGTTGTAGCTTTGATCCCCGTGTATATTGCGCCATTTTTTTGGGGGACCGTAGGTCTGTCCGATACCTTTCGAAGCATTGTATGTCTTACTTTTAGGTGTCTGAGGGTGGGCGTAATGTGATGGAGATTTAAGGGACTGCACTACGCGTCCTCCGTCCGGTTGTGTGTAATTGTAGTTCATTGGTTGTTAAAATAGTAGCCATCAGGCGCATTATGGCCTTCTGTGGTTAGCATGCGCCAAAGACGCGGATCGTTGTTTATCGCTGCTTTGTCATTTCGAGCTTGGTTTATCATTCCCCACGCCTCCTCGTCCGTCCGTCGGAGAGATTTCTTAAAATCGGAGAGGCTCTTAGATATTCCATGCTGGCCCGTTGTCTGCGTCCAATCTGGTTTTGCTGGTTGTGGTG